CACCGGATGGTGCAGGTAGCATATTGATTTCTTTGATCATGGTACCCGATACCACTGGAGCATCTTTCAATTTGACTTCACCCAATGGGCGAACTGTTGAGCATCCGGCAATACCAGCTATTGCTAATGCTAAAATTGACAGTTTAATAGTTCTTTTCATAGTTGATCCTTAAAATGCAAAACTTGCAATCGGTACAGTAACTACAGTCTTGGTTCCCGATACATCAACTACTGTCAATTGAACTTGGTTTGTTTGTTTAACCCAGGTAACTGTGTTTCCATCTAAATTAAAAGTGCCGGTACTGGGGCTTACACAACCAGCAATAGCACTTCCATCTGCACCTTTACAGTTGTTCTGGAACAGATTGTTGCTCAATTGTGTGGCCAGCTGTGCATAAACCTGTGACTGAAACAGGCTCATGAACTTGGCTAACGGAGTATTTTGTGCGGCCGAATCTATCATGGCCTGTCTTGAAGCCGCTTGTGCTTCGATACTTTCTTTTTGTGCCTTCTCCATTTGTTGTAGAGTAAGCACCTGTGTTGACCAACCATTTCCACTGAATGTTGGGTCTCTGAAATATTGTACTAGCTCGGCTCTAGAGGTAACTGCCACTAACATCAACAGTGTCCCTACTATTATTCTTTTTTTCATTGGTGGCTCCTAGAAAACCTATTTTTTACATAGTATTTACTAGGAAATGGAAAAAAGTTATCTACTGGGTTTTCTTAAATTAGAGCAAATAGAATGCCATGGCAAGATAACAAAGCTGATGAGCCAGCTGATCTAGACCAAATTGATTCCAATACAGGGGTGTGGTATTGTCTTTTGAACCGTACTTGACTTTGACATAGTCGATGATATAATGCAAAGTTCCTTCAATTAGGACCAATGAAATTATAACAATTGGAGAAATAGGATGAACCAGGGTAAACAACGACAAGGCCACAACACTGGCCAGCATGTGATCTCTGGTATGAGTCATGCCAACGGGATCTAGCCAAATACCTTTCTTGACAGTCTGCATGTATGTCTGAATTTTGAAGTCAGCATACCAGTGCTTGATCTGTAGTAAAAGTAGAATTAATAGAATTTCCATGATCTTGTCCTCGAGGCCCCGTTAAATATTTAGCCTAGAGCAGTGAGTTTATTTTTTCTCTATTCCCAATTTTCTAAATATGGTTTGGACTGCTTTGGCTTGACTGACACAATCTTCTAGTGCATTGTGTAGGCCAACTTTGTTCTTTTCTCTAGGATCGCCATGCACACCAAACAGAGTGCGGCTATCGCGGATTTGCCAAAACTGCCAGGGCGTGGGCCAGCCGTATTGTCGGTATAAATTTTCCAGGATTGCAATGTCAAACACAGGACCCTGTGCCCATATGCAATCAACGCCCACCAAAAATCTGTTCAGGTCGCGGTACATTTCCTCTACGGAGACGCGACCTTCTGTGCCCAAGGCTTCTTCTCGCACATCTTCGGCCTGTTGCATCCACCAGTTTATGGTATCTTGTTGTACCTCACGACCGCGGGCAATTTGCTCGTCGGCATCCGGACGGATATACAAGCCCGGGCCCGGATCCTGTAGCGTGTAGGGATTGAATTTGACTGCGCCCAGTGTGAGTATCACACAATCTGGGCGAGTACCTAATGTTTCCAAATCTAGCATAACGTGAGTAGTCATGCTAGTATTATACTGGGTTTTTATTTACTTGTCAAGGCCTTGTGGCTTTCAGCGGCGGCCACTCGTTTACGCAGACTGCTGGAACTGAAACTGTGGTCTCTTCCATTGAAGATAATTTCAATTCCGCGCTTCCAACAGGCTTCATCGCCAGAGAATTGCTTGCCTTCGTATTCTACACCCAAAACTCGAACATCAATTGGAAGAATCAACAACAGATCTACAAGATCTTGTTCGGTTGAGTAGACCACAACTTCATCAACATAGCGACATGCGGCCAATTGAATTTGTCGTTCTACAATGCTTTGTACTGGTTTGTTTTTGGTATCAGGACGATCAACTGTGGGATCAGTTTGCAATCCTGCAATAAGATAATCGCAATGGTTTTTGGCATCGCTCAGCATGGCAATGTGTCCTGCATGTAGCATGTCAAATGTGCTGAACGTAATACCGATTCGTTTGCCGTCGGCTTTGAGTTTTTTAATATGGTTGAATATCATTCTGATTCGATTTTGACTTGAAGTGGGAAACCATGTTGTCTGGCCAACAACGTGACTTCGATTCCTTTTTGTTCGGCCATTTCATAGGGCAATGTGGCCACTACAGCAGATCCTTCTTCGTGTACTCGTGTGGTCAAGGTTTCTGCAGATTCACGAGCATAGTTAAAGATAATGGTCAAGGTTTCAACAACAAATTCCTGGGTGGTAACTTCGTCGTTTATGTAGATGACGTTGAAATTTGGTGGCTCTTTGACTGCCAGGTTAGGAGCAATACGAGGACGTATATCTGTTTTGGTTTTTGTATCTGCCATGGTATGTGTATTTAGTTACAAGGGCAGACGATACTGCCCTTGTTAAGATTATATTACTTGTTGAAAGTAATTGCAATCTTCTTGGGCTTCTGCTCTTCAGGTACCACTTGTTCTAATGCAATAGACAAGATACCATTCTGCACAGATGCACCACGTACTTCAATGTAGTCGTGAAGCGGGAAAGTGCGAACAAAATTACGCGAACTGATGCCGCGATGTAGATACTCTACTTCTGTTTCGGACTTGACCTTTTCACCACGAACAGTGAGTACGTTTTCTTTCAACTCAACGTCTACTTCACTATCATTGAACCCGGCAACTGCCAACTCGATAACATAATGAGTGTCATCTAGTTTGACCACATTGTGGGGTGGATAGTTATCGCTTTTGCTGTTGGCAAATGTGCGATTCAACTGTTCAAACAGTTGATCAAAGCCAACTGCGTGGCGATGCAACTGTGCGTGAAAAGCTGGTAGGTCGATTGTGTGGATAGAATATTGTGTCATTGTTTTTCTCCTTTAAATAAGCAAGAATGACTTTGGAATGTAGCCCCACCATGGGCACTACAACTGTATTTATTAAATACAAATGTATTTTACAAGATATTTTTTAAGAAATCAATGACCATGCCGCCAATCGATTTGTCCGAATTTGCTGTACAAGATCAAGACTACCCAGACGACCAACTATGCTTGACCAGTGATTATAGCTATTGGAGATCTGGGCATACTGCCAGACGTTACCATCCTAGATATCTGTTGGAGTTATTGTCCAATCCTACCCTGGCACAACCAGATACTGTATCTCCTCGGCCCTATTTGGCCAGCTGCCTGAATCGTACACCAAGACTGCACCGTGCTTGGTTGTTTTTGAAATTGATCCAACAACCTTGGTTTGATCGGTGCCTGTACAGTTTTGGAAACATACCACCCAGGTTTGATCAACTCATTGCCGACAGCATAGATCAATTGCGTGTTGGGCTAACTGCTGAAGAATTTGATGCTGTTGCAAATTACATACCAACTAGTATCAAACTGCCCAACGAGCCCGAAGCCGATAATCTTTATTATACCAGCAATGCCAGCCTAGCGCACAGTCTGTGCATGGTAGACATAGTGACCGAAAGTGACGTCACTGTGCCGTTTATAAGCGAAAAGGCCTGGAAGCCCATTGTGTCGGGTCAATTGTTCTTGATATTGGGACCCATGGGCATTGTTGCCCACTTAAGAGCTACTGGTGTGGATGTGTTTGACGATGTGTTTGATCATGGGTATGATCAGGAACCTGATGTGCATGTGAGAATTGACAAAATTCTAAAAAATGTGTTGCTGGTCACCGACCAAGTTTGGCAGGCCACTCATGAACGTAGACTCAAGAACATGCAACTGGTTCAAAGTGACCAATACATTCAACTGCTGAAAGATTAGTACATTTTCTTTGGCAAACTGTCAGCGGCCAGTTTCTTCTGCCAGCGACGACGTGCTTGATTTTTTGCGGCTTTGCGGGCTGTGGTGGGTTTGGTGTAAAACTCACGCTCGCGCAACTCGATCAGTAAACCGGATTCTTGTATTTTCTTTTTGAACTTGCGTAGAGCTTTGTCCACGTTATCGTTTGTGACCACAACCGTACAACCACGGTACTCGGGTTGCTTGGGTTTGTTATTATAATATGACATTGTCACCTTTCTCTGTAATTTGTTTAAAAAACTCTTTTATAGAGTTTACCTTCCTGGGATTATAATCAACTGTCAATGGCCCCAGATACCAGGTTTTTTCAAGTGCCAATAAACTTGTTTTAAAGTCACCAATGGTGCTGTCACAAGTGTTGACCAACACATAATCGCATCGGTTGATTGCTTCCAGTGCCCATAACTCCACATTCAAGAACTCTTCATTGAACTGGTATATGTTATACTCGGTCGTGGACATGTACGAGACTGCCTGTAAATGTTTAAACTCTAAATGATTAAACACATCCACCATCATGATAGACGGGTCTGTGTTGTTAGCAAATGCCGGATACGACAAATAATTAAACAGCATTTCCGCCAAGTGCTCTCAACACCTGTTGCTGTTCAACATCCGATAACTCTTCAATGGTGTATTCACCCGAGCTCAATTTTTCAGCTAGAAACTGTATGTACATGTCGTTGTAGGTATAAGCGTCGGTGGTGTTTTTGTTTACTTCTATCCACTTGACGTCGTTCCATTTGAACAAGCGACTGGGTTTGAAATCGGTACGCAGGTATAAATCGCCACGCTCAGGTTGTTCAGGAAACGTGGATCCA